CGATGGCTTATAGGACGATTGGGGAATTGGCTAAAGCATTACAAGTCTATGCAGATGTTCGGCATCATACTGCGGAAAATGCATTATTAGAACATGCCCAGCAAATAGAAAAGGCGAAGGATGTTTAAACTATTTTTGATTATATTATTATTTCCCACCCCAGCCCTAGCGCAAAAAGCAACGGTTACTGTCGGTATTACCGTAACCAGCGATATGACATCACCTGAAATTTGTCAGTTGATTGATGGGGTGTATCGCTGCTAATGTTTGATTTGCACGACACCTGCCGAACACTCAAAGCTCTGCAACTTTTGGCTGATGTGGAAGCGGGCAAAATAAAGCTTGCAAAAATTATTAAAACGCAGGATTATGAACAGCTAGTAGAGATCAGCCTATATGAGGCCATAATACGCTAATTAACACCAATAATTGATTAACATGGCAGCACGTAAAACAAAATTCCTCTCAGATGAACATAGGAAAAAAATCCAGACTAGTATGCTCATTAACCGTTTGAGTGATTTTGTAAATTCAAAGGTGGAGCTTAACCCTGCGCAAGTAACGGCGGCCCTAGGGTTGCTTAAGAAATCATTACCTGATTTGTCGAATGTGGAAATACAGCCTCTTGATGAGGAAGGAAAAAAGTCTAACGGTTTTGAGATAACGCTTAACCACGTTAAGCCTGATGAAAAATCTTAAAATTGACCTCCCCGAAAAAATAGGCCAGATCTTCGAAGGCAAAGCAGATTACCGTGGTGCTTACGGCGGACGCGGTGCAGCAAAAACCATTAGCTTTGCGGATATGGCGATTGTTGACATCATGCGGCTTGCTGATAGGCCGTGGAAATTCTTATGTGGCCGAGAATTACAAAAATCGCTCAAAGACAGCGTGTTCAGTGTCATCGCCGCACAAATTGAAGTGCTTGGGGTGCAAGAGGCTTTTGAGGTTGGTAAAGAATATATCCGCTGTAAAAATGGCAATGAATTCCTATTCTATGGGTTAAAATCAAACATTGCAGAAGTGAAGGGCCTGCACGGCGTGCGGCGTACTTGGCTTGAAGAGGCGCAAAAGGTTAGTCAGGCATCGCTAAGTTATCTTATTCCTACCGTCATGCGTGACTTTCCCGATTGTGAGATTTGGGCATCGTGGAACCCAGACGATGAGGACGACCCTGTTCACAAAATGTTTGTCACAGATGCCGATGAATCATTCAAAGTCACCAAGATAAACTACTACGACAACCCATGGTTTCCTGAAGGCTTGGATAAGGTGCGTTTGCGTGACTTAAAGAACAATCCACAGCGGTATGAATGGATTTGGGAGGGGAACTTTAACATCAATGCGGAAGGGTCTGTTTACGGCAAGTGGGTAGCCGATATGGAGCGTGAAGGGCGGCTTGTTGAGGGGCTTTATGATCCAACGCTACCCGTACATACGTCATGGGATTTGGGGTATTCGGATGATACGCCTATCTGGTTCTGGCAACAAGTGAGGAATGAGATTCGGTTAATCGACTATTACGAATCAAACCGTCAAGGGATTAAGCACTATGCCGAGCAAGTCTATGGTCATGAGATAATCGTTGATCAGTACGGCGATAATGGCAAAGTTTTAAAGTGGCACAAGGGGGCGGTTATCAACGAGGCCCGCACACAGTACAAATACGGAATGCACTTTGTTCCCCATGATGCTGTAAACAAGCTTTTGCAGGCAGGCGGGAGGTCAGCCATTGACCAGCTTTTTGAATTTGGTATCAAGGCCACAAATGTTAATTCAACATCGCAACAAACGCAGATAGACGGTGCGCGGCATACGCTTGAAAGAACGTGGGCGGACCCGAAGGCATGCAAGGAAGGCTTACGATCCTTGCGGAAGTATCAATTCAAGTTTCTTGAAAACAAGGGGAGTTACTCCCATGAGCCGGATCATGATTTCGGTGGATATTCGCATGCTTGCGATGCTTATGAGATTATAGCGCAGGTATGGAAAACACCCAAGTCTGCGGAAGACAGACCTAAACCGAGGTTTTTGGAGGATATGACTGCGGAAGAGGTATTTTGGCCCACCAACAAACCGGATGTTTACAAGCGGATTTGAGGGTGTTACTATTGCGAACCGAAGCAATCTAGCTCCACGGTCTAAACTGGTATGTGGAAAAGATGGCTGAGGTTGCTCGTTCAAAAACTGTTGCGTATTGGTGCGACCAGATAGCCATATACGAAAGAGAGTTTTCCAAGTGGCAGGAACGATCAAAGAAGATCGTCAAGCGATACAAAGACGAGCGCAATCAAACAGAAAACACAGTTGCCCGCTTTAATATTCTTTGGTCAAACGTTCAGACCCTTGCCCCCGCGCTTTATGCGAAAAACCCCATTCCCAATGTTGATAGGCGTTTCGAGGATGATGACAAGGTAGGCACGACAGCCGCCCGTGTTTTGGAGCGGTCCGTTACATACTTTGTCGATAATGATCTGTTTGGCAATGTGATGACACAAGCGGTTCTTGACAGGCTCTTACCCGGTAGGGGTACGGCATGGGTAAGATATGTTCCGAGGTTCGAGAACGGCGTAGACCAAGAAGCGCAAGTTACTGATGATACGGACACAGAAACCCAAGAAGATGTTTTATATTCCGAAGATGTAGTCATTGACTACGTTCACTGGATGGATTTCGGTCACACATGGGGGAGAACGTGGGAAGAGGTTGATGCCGTATGGCGTAAGGTTTATCTAACCAGAAGCCAGCTAAAGAAGCGTTTTAAAAACGGCGCCGATGTCCCGCTTGACAAAGAAATCAAGGATGACACTGACAGCACAAAGAGCATTGCCGTAAAAGCTTGTATTTATGAAATTTGGGATAAAACCAATCGCAAGGTTTATTGGATTAGCAAGTCCATGGAAGACCCGCTTGATGAGCGCGATGACCCATTAGGCCTAAAGGATTTCTTCCCATGTCCTAAGCCAATCTACGCAACGATGGCGAACGATAATCTTATCCCTTCGCCTGATTACACCCAGTATCAGGATCAAGCAAACGAGCTTGATAACCTTACGGGAAGAATTAACAGCATTACCAAATCACTGAAGGTTGTCGGGGTTTACGATAAATCCGCTGAAGGATTGTCCCGTATTCTTTCGGAAGGGTTGCAAAACACCATGGTTCCTGTTGAACAGTGGGCAATTTTTGGTGAAAAGGGCGGCCTCAAGGGTGCTGTTGATTGGTTCCCGATGGAGATGGTTTCCAATGTTCTCATTGCGTTGTATGAGGCCCGCGAAAAAGTTAAGCAAGATTTGTATGAAATAACGGGTATTTCGGATATAATTAGGGGAGCGACAAACCCCAATGAAACGCTTGGCGCACAAAAGCTAAAGGGCCAGTTCGCCACGTTGCGCCTTGACAACATGCAAAAAGACGTTGCCCGATTTTCGCGTGACCTTGTGCGGATTATGGCCGAGATTATTGCAGAACATTTTTCTATAGAAACAATCAAACAGATTTCCGGCATTAAGCTTATGACCATGCAGGAAAAGCAAATGGCTATGATGGAGCTACAGCAGCCCGGCCCTGATGGGCAGCCAAAGCAGCCCCCGGAAGAACTACAAGAATTATTAGAGGCTCCCACATGGGAAGAGGTAGATAAACTTCTTCGTGATGATACGCTTCGTTGCTTTAGAATTTCTATTGAGACGGATTCTACGATTAAGGCAGATCAAGACGCGGAGAAGGCACAGCGTGTCGAGCTTATTGGTGCGGTCGGCGGGTTCTTACAGCAGGCAACAATGCTTCCTCCACAACTTCAGCCTTTGGCGGCTGAGTTGCTTATGTTTGGCGTAAGGGGCTTTAAAATCTCGCGTGAGATTGAAACTACATTCGATATTGCGATGAAAAAGATCAAACAAGCTTCTGAGGCTCCGCCTGAAGCTGATCCGGCAATAGAGGCGGATAAGATGAAAATGCAGGTAGAAGGGCAAAAACTTCAACTTGAAAAACAAAGCTCAGATCAAAATATCGAAATTGAAAAAGAAAAATTGCAAATGGAGCGTCAGAAAATGGCGATTGATGTTGCAATGAAAACAAAAGAGATAGACTTAGAGTTAGAGCGCGTGAACGCAGATAAATATAAATCACGTATGGACGCTAAATCAAAAGTAACACCGGATGTGGCGATGTCTGACCCTGATATGAATGATGGCGAAGTAACACCCATGACGCAAGCCTTCGCTAAAATGATGGAAATGATTGCTCAAGGTTTTCAACAAATGTCCCAATTACAAGCAAGTGGCGATAAAGCCATTATACAAGCTGTGATGCAGCCTAGAATAACAGAGGTTGTTCGTGGTCCTGATGGTCGAATTGTTTCTGGGGTTTCTAGCGTAGGAACTGTTCAATAATGTCCTTTACGATTACCCACCAAAAAACAAACGACATACCGGATTGGACCCAAGCTGATTTAGATGCACAGATTGCCCTTGGTAATTTTCCTCCGGGAACGGTATTGGCAGACATTACGCTGCCTTCTGACTGGAATTCTAACCATACACTAACGGGGTCGATAGCGTGGGGAGAAATTACAGGCAATCTTTCTGACCAAACGGATTTACAGGCTGCCTTAGATGCAAAAGTCCCCGGTGGCTCTGACACACAAATACAGTTTAACGATGGCGGCTCCTTTGGCGGCGATGCCGATTTCACGTGGAATAAAACCACGAACGCCTTAACGGTCAACGGAAACCTTGTTGTCGGCGGAACGCTGCTTAATCAGGTGGCCGTAACAGCAAGCACGGCTGGGTCCGGTGCTCCTAACTTAATTACAGCGGCGCAAAGCGGAACCGTCTTTACAAACGAAGGTTCAACGGCGGTCAACTATCACACTCTCCCCACGGCGGCGATTGGACTTCAATATACGTTTATCGTTCAAGATGCTGATGGATTAAGGGTAACGGCGAATACCGGAGACACGATTAGGCTAGGCACGGCTGTAACGGCAACGGCTGGGTATATTCAAAGCACACAGATTGGCGCGGCGGTAATTTTGGTGGCTATCAATGCAACCGAGTGGATGGCGACATCCATTACGGGAACTTGGACAACGACATAGGGTAAGACATGGCTATTATCAGCGGGGAACCAACACATCCGATTATAACAATCTTTACTGGTAGTGGTACTTTCACCATGAATCCGGCGACAAAGGTGCTTAACGTCTTTGTTATCGGAGGCGGCGGAGGCGGTGCGTTCGGTGGAACATATGCGGCTGGCTCTGGCTCCGGTGGTGGTGGCGGAGGAGGCGCGGGTAGAAACTTTGCAGTTTTCAACGCGGTGGATATATCGTCGCCAGTCACAGTCACGATAGGCGCGGGCGGTGTAGGGGGGTTATCCGGCGTTACGCCTACGGGCGGGTCATTGGCAGGACAAGGCGGACGTGGTGGAACAACAAGTTTTGGTGCGCTGCTATATGGCGGGGGCGCAGGCGGGGGCGGTCCGGGTTCGTTGTCAGCGACTTCCGGAGGCGGTGGCTCGGGGTGCCAGTTTAACAGTATAGGAAGCTTTGGCACAACCGCAGGAGGGACAGGCGCAAGCAGTGTTTCGCCTGCCGGTGGTACGGGCGTTTCTGGGGGGAGTACGACAACCACGTCATACGGCGCAGGAGGAGGTGGTACAAGCAACGTAGGCGTCGCCGGAAACGGTGGGAATGGTTATACCTCGCCGGGTGCAGGCGGTGCTGGTGGCGGGTTCAATGCTACGGTCGCCGCTGTTGGTGGTTATGGTAGCCTTGGTCTTGCGGATGGGGTTTTCAGCCGTGGAACCTTTGGCGCGGTAAGTACGGCGGGGGGTGCGGGCGTAGCGGACACAGTGCCGACATACGGCATTGTGGGAAGCAGCTTCGGGATTGGCGGTGGAGGCGGCGGGGCAGGAAACGCTGCTAATGGCGGCGCAGGCGGCGCAGGCGGCGGGTATGGTGCTGGCGGTGGAGGCGGCGGTGCAGGAAATAGTGGTGGTGGTTATGTCGGCGGAAATGGTGGCGCGGGTGCAGGTGGCATATGTGTTGTGTTTGAATATTAGGAGACTAAATGGATCACTACATTGTTTTAAATGCAGACGGAAAAATTGTTAATCAAATCATATGGGATGGGGTGATTCCTTATAACGTGCCGGAAGGATGTACACTAATACTTGAATCAGAAGCCCCTCCGGGGTTGGTTTATGTGGAAGATAACGTTACGGCACAAAATCAGTCTGATGAGCCCATCACGTTTGATCATTAATTTTAATATGATTAAATAGCATGTACTCAGCCTTTCAAATAAATTCATTTCAACGTAACGCTTTTCAAGTAATGGGTGGTGGAACTGCGCCCGTTACATCACGTGGTGGGATAGATGAGAGGGATTACCATAGATATAGAAAACATCTCGAATCTTTAGAGCGTGCTACCCGTGAACGAGATGAAAGAAAATATATCAAAGAAGTTGTTCAGGTTGCAAAAGACCTTGCACGTCTTGACATTGACACTCCGGAGATTGAGAAGCTTGCGGAAGCTCCTAGCAAAACTCTAAAACTGAAAACAATAGACTTTGACGCTCTTTCTTCTGATATTCAAACTTTAAAAGAATATTTGATGTTATTTAAGGCGTACAGAGATGAAATTTTACAAGAACAGGACGACGAAGTTGCATTTTTGCTATTAATACAATAAAATTTGTATTTTACTATTGAGTTACACGATAAATTGTATTAGCAATGTAATATGAGTGAAAATATGAAAGCTTATAGCCTTGACGGTCAAACAGTTTGGGTTACTGAGCAGGATTTATTTAAAATTTTAAACAAGCGGGAAGCGGCTTTTATGGCTTCTGGATCAATCATTCCATTTAACGACCCTGATAATTTATGGCTTCTTAGTGCCAAGATTAACCAAAAGGTTTTAAAGGCTTTGCGAAAAAAGCGTTTAAAATACGAGGTTATAGAAGTACAAAAGCAATCGTCATTTAATGTTATTAGTGATGACCTCGGCACTAAGGGCGTAAAAAACATGGCAACCGGGGAGATGTTTAATTCAAAATCATCTTATTATAAATCAGTAAAAGCGGCAGGTTGTGAGATTGTTGGGAATGACCCAATTCCTGACAAACCAAGGGAGCAACGCGGAGATTATGATTGCCGAGCGGATGTCGCTAGAGCAATAGAACAAGTTGGATGGAAAGAAGGTAAACGTGGACGTTGAGCAAGTTTCGGTAGAAGATAGCATTAAAGCCGCAATGATCGAAGTGGAGGAGAAGGCCAGTGAAACCGATTTGGAGGACAGAGGAAGCGCAGGGCCTATTGAGGTTCCTGAAAATACCAAATCACGCGATGACTCCGGTAAGTTCGTTAAAACCGCGAAAGAGCCTGAAGTACAAAAAACTGAAATCGAAGCACCGGAAGTAAAAACTACACCATTGCCGCAATCTCTACCGGCAGATTTAAAAGAAAAATATGCTGCGGCACCTCCTGAATTAAGGGATTGGATTAATAAGCGTGAGCTTGACCAGCATCAAATGATGACGCGCCACGACGGGGAGTTACGTCTAGGGCGTGAAATGAAGGATGTTATTGCGCCATACCTTCCCATTATTCAGGCTCAAGGTGTCACACCCACAAAAGTTGTTCAGGATTTACTTGGAACGGCTCACAGGCTTGGCAGTGGTGATATGGCAACAAAGGTTGCTGTGTTGCAAGATATAGCCCGCAATTATGGCGTTGACCTAGCGCAAGTTCAAACTCAAGCTCCGGTTGATCCTTATGTCAGACAGTTGGAGCAAAAAATTCAAGGTTTTGAACAACAGCTTAATCAACAAACCACTTTACAGCAGCAACAAGAGCATGATAAAGTGATGTCTGAGATACAAGCCTTCTCTGCTGATCCAAAGAATGTGTATTTCGAACAAGTTAAAGCAGCTATGGCTCCTTTATTAGGTTCGAATCAAGCTAAGGATTTGCAAGAGGCTTATGACATGGCCTGTTGGGCTAATCCGAATATTCGTTCCACTCTAATCGCCTTGCAAGCGCAAGAAGAAGCAGAGAAACGCAAAGCGGATACGGCCAAGAAAAAACAGGCCGCAGTATCAATCACAGGAAGCCCCGGCGTAAAAGCGCCTAGCTCCACCACCCCCAATAAAACTGTAGAACAAGAACTGGAGGACGTTTATGACGAACTCATGGGTTCTAGGCTCTAGGGGGCGTGGTGTCTCCTAGATAACATTTAGGAGACTATTAAATGGCAATTCCAAACAGCACAATGACGGAGATCGTAACAACGACCCTCCGTAACCGTACTGGGCAGCTTGCGGACAACGTAAGTTTGAACAATGCGCTTTTGATGCGTCTGAAGAAAAAAGGCAAAGTTAAGCCTGTTTCTGGCGGTCGTACAATCGTACAAGAACTTGAATATGCAGAGAACGGTACGTTCAAACGCTATTCCGGTTATGAATCCCTGACAATTTCACCATCTGACGTATTTACGGCTGCTGAGTTTAACTATGCTCAAGCTGCAGTTGCGGTATCTATTTCGGGTCTTGAAATGTTGCAAAACTCCGGCAAAGAGGCAATTATTGACCTTTTGGGTTCTCGCATTAAAAACGCAGAGAAAACCTTGGTTAACAACATTGCAGCAGACTGTTATTCGGATGGTACAGCAGATGGTGGACGCCAAATCGGCGGTCTACAGCTTCTTGTTGATACAACTCCTTCAACAGGCGTTGTAGGCGGTATTGATCCTTCTACAACGGTTGGTACTTTCTGGCGTAACATTGCCTATGATGGCGGCGGTACGGCAACCTCGACAAACATCCAGTCTTACATGAACGCCCTGGCTTTGCAGCTTGTTCGCGGTACAGATAAGACCGACTTGATTGTGATGGATTCCAACTATTACGGGAAGTATCTAGCCTCACTTCAAACCATTCAGCGTATTACATCGACTGAAATGGGCGGGGCTGGCTTTACCTCTCTTATGTATTACGGTAACGGCGGTGCGGCAGATGTCGTCCTTGACGGGGGTGTTGGCGGAGCGTGTCCTGCTTCTACAGCATACTTCCTGAATACGGATTATATCTTCTTCCGTCCTCACTCGGATAGAAACTTTGTTCCTATTGGTGATGATCGTTTTGCTGTTAACCAAGATGCTATGGTCAAATTGATTGGCTTCGCTGGAAATATGACTATTTCCAACCGTCGCCTTCAAGGTGTCATGCAGAACATTTCTTAAGGAGAATATAATATGGCTTACAAATTTGCTGATAACGTTATCGGCGCTGTTAATATCGGGACGTATACTTCTACGGCACCCGGTATTGCTGGACTTCCAAGTACGGGTAATGAGCCGTTCCTTGGTGAAATCCGCAAAGGTTGGGATGCTACTTTAGGAGCTGGGGAATTCATTTATTTGAAAATTCCAACTTCTACGGCAATCACAACTGGTCTTTTGTACACATGGTCGGGAAACTACTCTGTAGCTGTTCTACCTGTACTTGCGACTTCGAAAAACACTGGTAAGAAAATTGCTGTTGCAGTAGCAACTATGGCGTCTGATTCAACCAACACAAACTACGGTTGGTTCCAAATCGGCGGTATGGGTACGGTTCTTAAAACAGCCGTCCAAGCCCTTCCCGATGTTCCTGTTTATGCTTCGGCAACAGCAGGACGCGTTAAGGTTCTTACTTCTGCAGGTGGTCAAATCACAGGTATGAGAACAGCCTTTACGTCTGGTACAGGTACGGTCACATCAACAACGTCAACAATCACGGTGTTTATGGATAGACCAGCTATGCAAGGTCAAGTTACCTGATATTATTTAAATGAGGGTAGAAAGAGGGGGCTTGATTGTCCCCTCTTTTTTTGTCATTGTATTCCTATGATTCAATTTGTTTGCGTAAACGCAGGTAATTATCTTGGTCGCGGTAAAGAGTATGCCGAGATACTTAGAGATAGTATTTTCCGCAATCTTCCAGAAGAAATATCAGCCAAATTCACGGTTTTCACAGATGATCGTTCTGACCACGGTGATATTAAAGCCCTTCCTCTTCCGGTTAGAGGATTAGATGGGTGGTTTAATAAATTATCCTTATTTAAAAAAGGTCTTTTCCCTATTGAAGACACGATTATTTTCTTCGATCTTGATACGGTCATTGTCAGCGGTCTTGATGAAATTGTTAAATATGATGGTGATTTTGCAATTTTGAGAGATTTCTACAGACCTAATGGTTATGGTTCTGGCGTTATGATCTGGAAGGGCGATTATTCCCATCTTTGGAATTCATATGATTTACTCGGAAGGCCGAATGTTCGCGGTGGTGATCAGGCTTGGATTGAACGATATTTAGGAAAGAAGCCTGATTTATTACAAGACATTTTCCCGCATAAGTTTGTCAGTTATAAAGCCCATGCTTCACAAAGAATTCCCAAAGGAGCGGCTGTTGTTTGTTTCCATGGTTTGCCGCGTCCCCATGAAGTCACTGGATGGGTTCCAAGTTTTTGGAAAATAGGCGGCTGTAGTACATTAGAATTTTGTAATGAGGGTAATACAAAGGAAGATAAATTGATTGAAAATATAAAATACTCGATGAGCCTAGGTCATCCGGTTCTTGATCTTGTTGAAGCCCATGATCGTCATGCTGTTGTAGTTGGCGGTGGTCCTTCTTTAAGGAATTTCATTGAAGATATCAAAATGCGTCAAGAGCATGGACAAGAGATATTTGCGTTAAATGGAACGTGGCAGTATCTAGAGGAAAACGGCATTGTCCCTGATTTTCATGTGATGCTTGATGCAAGGGAAGAAAATGCCTCATTCGTTCCTCTTACTGGTAAGTGTTATTATTCATCCCAGTGTCATCCTTCTGTATGGGATAAAGCTGTAAATCCTACCCTATGGCACCATTCTAACGCGCAAAATCTTATTCCCGATGGTGGGAAATTTGTGGCCGGTGGTTCAACGGTTGGCCTGAATGCGCTTTCTATTTGTGCCATGTTGGGATATCGGCAGATCCATATTTATGGATTTGATTCTTCTTATGAAGAAGAAAAACACCATGCCTATGAGCAAGATTTAAACAATGGTGAGAAAACCCTTAAGATAAAATGTGGTGATGAAGAGTTTTTAACCGCCCCTTGGATGGCAGAACCAGCTATTCAATTCACAGAATTGGCCCCCCAATTAAATTCCATGGGATGTGTTTTAACTATTCATGGAACGGGACTTTTACCATATATGGCTGAAACTGGGGCAAGACAGGAGAATGATGTCGATCTTCGTGCAGGGGCTATTTTAAGACGCTTGGGGGATAATCCCGTAGGTGTAGAGGTTGGAGTATTCACAGGAGCTTTGTCTACCAGACTGCTGGCAAAGCCTGATTTGAAGCTTTACATGGTGGATTCATGGGTTCAGGCCGACCCTAACAGCGATTACGCAAAAAGCAC